AGGGAGTACCGAAAGAAATTGGTCGGTTTTACGAGACTTAAATGCATTCGGATTTGTAGTAAACCATGAAGTCATACTAGATGCCGATACCTCGGAATCGATAGCACCATAATTCAGATAATTTAAAAGTTTCTGAGAAGTAGCACGAACAGGGAAACCGGCATCATCCAAATCAGTAGGTTTAAGATATGACGTAAACGTGCGTTCCAAAATATTCTGAGAGACATTCGGGATATCCTCCATTAAATAAGAGTTTTGCGACTTATTAATAGCAGATACAGCATAATCACTCATTTGTGCAAATGCAGTAGGAAGATTGCGATTAAGAAGACGCAAGGGAACAGCATAAAAATCATAATACTCACGGATACGAGTATAAGCAGAAGTGTTAACAGGACGGGTACGGGTAAACCAATCTTCAGAAATCTCGAAGACATCACCAGGTATTCCATATTGCCACATCACAGGTAAGAGTTCACCAACCTTGGCGGTAAACATCTTTTTTTCGGACATATCAAATCCTGAACGATGGGTTGGAATTGATTTCCGAACAAGAGGATTAAAATCTGACATAAGTATAAATTTATATGTTAGCAAATAAACCGTTGGCATCATTTAATCGCTTGTGTTTCACAAGCCGACGAGCCTTTGCGGCATTATTATTTTTCAACAATCTTTCCAAATAGGCATCTTTATAAATATCCTGCAAATTCAAACCAATATCTTTCGGTAAGAATAAGGTATAATGATTATAATCTGCATATTCATCCGAAACAGCTTCAGCAAGGGAATATTTTTCTTGAAGAAGTCGAAGTTCGCGGGCATCAAGAGCAGCGAAACATCGAATATATATTTTTTTTATCTCATGGAATGAGGGACTGTCGGGAAGTTTCCAAAACCGTAGAAATTTGGACACGGTAAGGAATAGCCGATATATACAGCCTAGAGCAATCTCGGGATTCAGGATTCTACCACCAATATGAAAGCCATTCGGGGAAATCATACGACACTGATTTAGAATGGAATAGTCTTCATAAGTTAAACTATTTTTTGAAGATATACAATCTAGGTATGCACGAGAAATCGCAAGAACAGAAACACCTACTTGTTCGGAATCTCTCTTTTTAGGGAAGAGTTTGAGTCGTTGAGAAGCCGTTGCCACAGATTGAACAAGGAAAGATATTTCATCAATATCAGTTCTTCGAAATCCATTGAATTGGGGACATACGGTATTGAGATACGAACGGGAGGCATTAACGCTAATATGTTTAGAGTTGACGATAAAGCTTCGTCCATCACAGATGTAAGAGGCAACCCGCGCAATCTCTTCGTCTGAAGACGAAGCAGGTTCCTGTGCTTCCATATCGAAACGCAACGAAGCGCGGCTTTTGGGTCGCATAATTTTCGATTGCCGATAAAAGACGGGAAGCATACTATTGGCACTAATATATGACGCAACGTAAGAAGAAGCGCCTCCTGTGGTAAGTTGTATATCTGAACGACCGAACGTCCAACTCTTAGCGTGAGCCTGTCGAACTGTTTCGGAGAATTCCTGCGTGTTTCCGAATAATAAGAGATGGAAATGCGGGCGGAAGTGAACAGGTCCGTATTCACCCGCAGCGTAGAAATGTATCTTTTCATTGCAACCGAGTCTATTTAAATTTATACGTAATCTTTTTACATAATTTTGACAATCATAATAGTTGAGTATAGGAAGTACAGCCATATCATCAGGTACATTAAATGGTGTCTCAGGGGTTGTTTTCGAGACAAGACAAAGCAAATCAACAGGGACAGCAGTAGAAGTAAACTCAATGGGTTCTTTCCGCTTAGTCTCGCGGTTAAACGGAATAGTTCCGTTAACCTGTTTGCAGAAAATCGTTTGATACTCTGAGGAGAACGCGGGACGCTGAGCCACAGCAGCACGCAGAGGCATATATTTAAACTCAGTATCAGAAGAGTAACGAAGTCCATCAGCAGAATACACGATTTCGCCCGAAATCATCTCCTGGGTAGTCAAGGAAATGAGAGGCATATGTTCATTGTCATAGGTTAACGTCACGAAATAGCAATACTTCCACTTAGATGCAGATTTAGCAATACGAATAGAATTGATAGATGACTGTCGGGAAATGCAATACGCGCAATGACCGCAGCCTACAAGAATATCTTCACCTGTAAAGCGATTACGAACAACCATAGGATTCTCGCAATGAGATGCTAGGTTTATATAATCATCCAACTGCATAACAAAAATAGTTAACGTTTATCAATTACTTGATTCCGATTTCGGTCGGAAAACGAAATATGAAAAAAGTTGTCATAAATTATAAATTGGTCGAAAGGTTTGAACTCGCGGAATTCATACACCTTTTCAAGCAAATTATTATACTTAGCAGAGGTAGGAGGGTACGGTTTGAAGTCGATAGCTTCTCCTTTCAAATGCTGAGAATTAGATACGCCTCCGACTGCCTTATTATGTTCGGGTGTCCGAAAGGCAGACGTAACGGTAAAATGACAATCCGATTGAAGCAAGAATGCCAAAAATTTCATAAGATTCTCATTCATGACTAGGCAAGATTAGACAATAATGACGTTAATGCTGCTACAATAGCGGAAATTACCGCAGTAATCCAATTGGTTTTTTTGTTGTTTTCTGTACTCATAAGGCATATGTTTTAAATTACATAGGCAAAGGAAAATATATTTTTTGATATATGCAAGAAATTCTACGGAGATTTTATTGTGTGAGTTGTCCGTACATAGACAAGAGAAAACCGTTTGCCATGCAGGGATGGCAAATCCTTACGGAGACAACTATGGGCTTCGCTTGATTAACACATGAATAGTTTTGCTGAGGGCTGTTCTTTTTGACTCGCCAAAAAGAACCAAAAACCGACCCCTTCTCTCATTTTTTATCGGCTACCGCCGACAGGACAGGAGGAGAGAGGGTCGCGGGAAGAATAGAGAGGCTGAAGAATATTCTACGTTCGATACTTCCGGAAAAAATTTGTTAAAGCTTTGTTAGTTCTGTGGTAAATTTACATGATTGTAAGATTGGTTATATTTATGATGAAAAGAAAGATAAACAACATTAATAACCAAAAACATTACAAATCATGGAAAAGAACAGAACTTACGAAGTATAGAGATGTGTCGGGCGAGGTAGAATTTAAAATATAAGGGAAAGGCATGCTGTCCTCACGGATGACATACCTTAGTTGGGATTATATAAACCTAATAGCTCACTGTAGAGTCATAGTATCGTCGACCATAGCGGGACGGGGCGTTAAATGTGCCTTGACCGTCATAGGTTGAATAGCTTCGAGAACCTGAACGAAGAATACCGTAACCGCCTATGGCGTTACCGACACCCGTAGAAAATTGATTGAATCTCTGCATTCGGGCATTGCGGTCAAAATTTTTCATTTCCTTTTCGCTAATGCGAGTATTGTAATAGTCGCGCTCGTACTTATTCTTGTACAATTGTTTGAAATTCAGCATATCGGTGCGGGCTTCCTTTGCCGATAAGGCATTTGTTGCAATTGTCGAGGAGATAATAGCAGGAGCGGTTTTTTCTGCAATTTCATTACTTATGTTCAGACCTTTTGCGCGTGCATAAGTTTCAAGAGTTTGGGCAATCTCGCGCGAAGCTTGAGCTTCGGTTAATGCGCCCAGCTTCACCAGATTCACGAGGTTTTGAGCCTTAATCGCTAGATTTGCCTGGTTGTCAGCATCTATATACTTGTTCATGACACCTTGCGCGTCAGCTTGCAAATTGGTAAGTGTTTCCTGAGCCTGCATAAGTTTTTGCGCGTATTGCAGGTTAAGAAACTCCTGTTTTTCCTTGCTTTGGTCGAGTTCTGCCATTTGATAGCCTCGTGACTTGTTCCAATAGCCTGATTGACCAATAGCAAGATTCTTGTAATCAACGTTACCACCAAGCGTATAAGGTAACCACTCGTTCGTTACTTCCTGGCCTTTCGCACCTGCAATTGCCTTACGGGCGTTTGCGAGGTTGGCAAATGCTTGAGTAATGTCCGAAGCACCTTGCGCAAGGTTTACAGCAGGTTCGACAGTCGGACCCTGCGAACCTTGCGGAAGACTGGAAGATTGTCCAATACCTGAACCGCCATCAAGAGCGTTGTACGGGTTAAATCCTGCCTCTTCCATTCGGGCACGCCAATTAATGGGCTTATTATATTCATTCTGTCTATTCCACATTTCCAGCTGGAAATCGCGGTTTTTCTTGGCTTCATTTGCGCCAAATAATCCACCAAGAAATGACGAGCCAATAGAAGCAGCACCATTAATTAGAGAGCCCGCAGCAGGCTTTGCAAGAAAAGCACTTAGTCCCATTATTCAGCAGAAGAAGAAGCGGGCGCAGAAGCTTCTGATTGTTGTTGTTCAGATTCCTGCACAGCCTGTTCGTACTGTTGCATAAGGTCTGCATGTTCTTCGCGCAACCAATCCATAACTGCCTGACGTTCTGACATGGTTTGACAGTGACGAGAAATTACCATATCAAATCGCTGGTCATCAGTCAGATTGTCCTGAAGTGTTGATTGGGTCGGGTGCATACTTGCTAGAAGTTCCTGATATAGGGAGTCTCCTAATTTTCTACGAGTTTTTTCCTGATGGAGAAGGAAATAAGTCATATCAAACTTACGAAATGCACCTGACGGAGTTTCTTCAAACGCAATCTGGTCATATGGGGACGGCTGACGCATAGGTTGCGGTTCACTAGTAACCGCAGTCATATCAGGTACTTCTGATGTCATATTATTAAATTCCTCGAACTGTTCGGGGGTGATTCCAAATGAACGTTTATTCATATTTTTTTTATATTAATATGGTAAACCATCTCGCGAGAGATTACGGGCTACCTTAATGTTAAACTGAGCATTACATAATAACTGATCTGTGTCTACCTTTTCATCTGCTTGAACGTCAAAAATAGGGTCTAACTGTGAGGGACGAACCTTGAATGATAAATAGTTAAAGGCACCTTGACCACGTTGAGCAGTCAGAATATTCAGCCAATTAATCGGGGCAACCCAGTTTTTAAGAGTTGTTTGAAATGCACCCGAAATGCGGTCAATTCGTGTCTTAAAATCAGGGTAACGCAATGAATAACCTACAAAATAATCAGATAAATCATTTTCACCAAGGGCGATAGCGGATGCCGTAAGCGCGGTTAGAGGAACACTCTCCAAACCAAGCGAATCGAATGCAGGCTGCGGGAAATCAGAAATAGCAATACGCTGTAATTGAGGGTCAGCACCATCAATATTATAATCTACCAATGGAACAGCATGATAAATGCACATAATAATACAGTGTTCAGCACCTACAGTATAGCGGATTTTTCTAGAACGTCCTGAGCCGACGCCTTTACCTGCAATATTTGCCTGAGAACCCTCAGTGTCAAGGTTTGTATTCACAACTTCGGAGATATCTATGTTACCATCAAAACCGCCAATATAATGAGCATGGTTACCCATTGAATCGTCACCACGAACACCAAACTGGGCTTTCATTTGGTCATTATAATCTTTAGACGAGAATTGAACTACCTCTTTCCATCGCTGAAGATATTCAGATGCACGAACAGCAAGATAAGAAACCGAAGATTGGATTTTAGCTATTTCACCCTTAGAGATAAATAGTGGTTTATCAGCAGTAAAACCCGAAGCAACTTGAGAATTAAGCTTTAAATTAAAATCCCGAGGGTTCGAGCCATTAGGGTAAACACCCTGAATGCCTGCATTAGTAGTAGATGCTAATAGAGTAAGGTCTTTATCTGTAGTAAATGAACCTTGAACTAACGCTACATCACCGTATTGCGAGTTAGGAAGAACGCCCATAAAGTAATCCTTGTTATAATTCGCGTAACGGAGTTTAATCATTTCCTTGTCCAAATTAGTGTCGAATACCTGAACTTGCAGCATATAATCAGTGTTATAAGAGTAAGCAAGGTGACGCTCCCATTGAGAATTAGAATAAAAATCAAAATAAATTTTCTGGTAAGCACACAAAGGGAGTACCGAAAGAAATTGGTCGGTTTTACGAGACTTAAATGCATTCGGATTT